AAAGCGGCATCCAAAATAAGTGGTAGGTTATCAATTAATCCTTGAACAATCTGCGTGACTGCCGAAACTGCTGCGGGTATCAGTTGCGGTAGAGCCATGCCAATACCCTCCACAAGTGCGGTTACCAGTTCTATTGCTGCATTTATGAGCAGTGGAAGATTATCAATCAACGCACCGACAATCGTCATTACTGCATCTACTGCCGCTGGAATCAGTTCAGGCAATAAGTTCAAGAGTGTCTCCAACACCTGCGTGAACAGGCTCGTTACAGTTTCCAACAACATCGGAAGCAAGTCACCTATTGCTGTTAATATCGCATCGAACGCAGGCGGTAGTGCGGTTACGATGTTTTCTAAAACAGGCACGATATTTTTAACGACTGCACGGAATGCATCCACAAGATTTTCCGTCAAATTTGTCATGTCTGCATTAGCGTTACCGAGTCCTGCTGTAAAAGAGCCAAGTGCAGCTTGTAATAACCCAATAGAACCAGAAATGGTCTCAGTTGACTCTCTCGCAAAGTTTCCGGCATACTGCTGTGTGTTTTCAAAAAACATCTGCATTGCGACTTCCGCTTTTTCCGCTTGTGTAGCGGTATTCCAAGTGAAATCTAGTCCCTTAGCAAGAGCATAAGCTTCGATGTTTGTAGCATTCATGGCAACACCTAAGTTATCCATCATGGTAAAGTTGCCTTTTGCCGCTCCCGTAACCGCTTCCATGGCAGAAGACATATCTATACCCATAACGGATGCCATATCTGCTGCACGTTGCATCGCTTTTTCTGTCAATTCAAGACTTTTTCGCTGTTCAATGCCAGAGCCTTGGAACAATGCACCCATTTTATTAGCCGTTGCCAAATACTCACTTTGGGAAATTCCGAGATTTCTATAGGCTTCTTCACCGGTCTTTTGAATTGAAGCAGCATACGCTCCAAAGACTGCTTCTGAGCCACCTAGGTTTTGCTCCAATTCCCCAAACTGGGTAACTACCTCTTTACCCAATTTTATAGCAGCAGCTCCAGCAGCAACTGCAACTGTGCCCATAGCCACACCGATGCCCTTGAGTATACCACCAAGCTTTTCAAATTTACCTCCAGAATCTTCCGCACTTTTGCCTGAGTTGTCTAACTCTTCACCGAGATTATCTGCTTCAACCGCAGACTGCTGAAGTTCACGCTCCATATTATTGAGTTCTGCCTGAGCTCTGTTCAGCTGAATCTGCCAGTTTTGAGTGCGGCGGTCATTTTCACCGAAAGAGGAGGTGGCATTATCAAGAGCGGCCTTAAGGGTTGAAATCTTTTCTTTCTGTGCGTCGATTTCTTTATTCAAAACCGCATTACGAGCAGTGACCGACTGGATAGATTTATCGTTTTTATCAAACTGACTGGTCACAAGTGCCATTTCACTGCCCAGCACCTTAAAGGACTGATTGATATCTCGTAGGGCGTTCTTAAACTCACGCTCGCCCTCGACGCCTATTTTCAATCCAAAATTGTCCGCCATACCTTCACCTCCTCCTATATGCCTGGTGGGATAATATCGTCAATCGTTCGAGTTTTCTTCGGCTTTTCGATCCCATGCCATTGCTTGTGGCAAGCCCATAAATCAAAAAACAGTCCAATTGGCATAAGCCAGAATTCCTCTGCGTCCATGCCCATCTGAACTGTTCCATAATAATAAAGTCGGGTAAAGACTTCAGCGTCCGTTACCCGACTTCCACGTTTTTTGGAGTTTCTTCCTCACTTTCCACGTTGCGCTTTGCACCTTTGAACATTGCTTCGGTGATTGCACTTTTATATTCCGCCAAATCAAGCGGTGAGGTAAGAAGCTCCACTTCTTCCTCTGTCAACAATTCTTCTGGTGCGTTCTTATTCTTAAGATTGCGAATTAAAATGGACTGGTTTGCAAGCAGTGTGATTAGCCAAACTATCTCGTCCAGTGCCATCTCAAAGTTTTCTGATTTCATCAGTTTTTCTCCAAGATTTTCAAGACCACCGTAACGACCAGCAATTGCCTTTGTTGCACGTGTAGTTAAAACCAGTTCATACTCTTTGTCACCTATTTTGATTGTGGCACTTCTCTCACTATCCATCATTTCTCCTCCTATGGTTCAGGTGTATATACGGGTTCATAAACTTCAGTGAACCAGCCTGTTATGGTGGACGATGAAACACCGGGGTCGCCTTCTGTGACTTCTGCTTTCCAGGGGTGCTTGCCCAACCCATCCAGCTTGTTCCTGCGCATAACTGTTCCTTCAATAGTAGGTGTAGAAAAGGTAATGGAATCCGCTTTTGTCTGTAAGTTGGTCGCTGGTAGTCCAAACTTAACGCGATACAACCAAAAATATCGATATGTTCCATTGGCCTTTTGCGCACGAAACCCCACTGCAACAGGTGTACCTACACTCTCACTTGCAGAAATTAATACCCCGTTGTCGTCGGTGGACGCACCAGTTAGATCTGCTGCTACTGTCGGGCCAATGTCATCTACACCGAGAGTGAGTGTACCGCTATTAAAGTCCTTCACAACCTCGGCAGCACCATCATCGGCATACAGAATTGCTTCCACCAATTCTACCGAAAGTTCGGCAGTAATGGCTTTTGCGAGTACCGAAGGCACACCGTAGGTTTCCTCGCCATTTGAGTCCTCGGTTATTTTTGCATAGTACAGTTTATCCAAACCGATAGTTGCCATATGTTATTCCTCCATTCCATAGTTTTTCGCCACGTCGATGGCGTAATGATGATATCCAGTATCATCCTCGTGACCAATATATCTACGCTCAGTCACTGTAAAATCATCGTTTAACAAAGCCGCTGTAATCTGTCTCTTCCGCTCTAAGTAGTTGCTCTTGGAAAATAGTGATATCCGTGCTTCCTGCACATCAAAGCCAGGTCGGTTATCCGCATGAACTTCAAAAACATCCGAAAGTGGGAGTATCACCACGTACTCATCCGGTGCCAAACCTGAAAAAACCCCGGTTTCTACGGGGATAGGTATTGCTGTCAGAAGTGTATTTAGCTCCTCTAAGATATTCATATTTTATCAATCTCCTCCTCTAGCTTTGCGATCATCGCATTGATACAAGGTTTCCTAGATGCAGTTCTCGCAGGCTTTAGGAAGGGTTTTGCAGGCTGACCATGCTTACCATATTCAATGATTGTGGCAATTTTAGCATTGCTCTCACCATCAGAACG